GTTGAGTTCATTGAAAATCAGACAACGCTTCGTGGCTACCAGTGCTGAGTCCGTGTTCGCGTTCTCCTTGTCACCGATAAAGCGGATGGACTGACTCTTGATGTAGACTTCATCCATCAGGTGAACGAAATCCTTTTTATAGTTGCGGTAGTCCTTGTAGGACTTAGCAACCTTCGGGTTGAAATCCTCAAGAACCTGCTCCATGATGTTGTGCATCTCACTGACCGGGATTTCCTCAAGTCCCCGCTGCTCAATGATATTGATAACAGCCGCTACAATATCGTGGAACTGGGTGTCAGAGATGTTTACCATGACACGGGAAGCGGACTTCGTAACCGCGTTCACGATTTTCTGTCCGTCAAAAGCTTCCAGAGTGCCGTCTTTTTTAATGATGTTCATGGAGTATGACCCTCCCTTCCTGAATAGTTTTCTGTACGTCAATGACGCGCTGGTTGGTACTGCCTGCCCAGGGGTAGGTCACGTCTTTCAGTTCTTCTACGAACCGTCCATCTACCAGAACGTCAACACTTTTGACCACGGTCATCAGTTCGGAAATCTGCGTGATTTCCTCCCAGGTGTACCCCGTATAGACCCAGACCGTTTTGGTGGGGTACAGTGCCTTGATGAAGTCAATCAGGTTCAGCACATCTTCCCGGTTTGCTGGGTGGAAGGGGTCACCGCCAGAAATGGTGATACCAGAAATGTATTCCTTCTCAAGGTCATGGAAGATTTCTTCTGCGTCCTTGAATGTGAACTCTACTCCATCCGCAGCGTTCCAGGTGACGGGATTGTGACAGCCCTTGCAGTGGTGTTCACACCCTGCAACCCAGAGGACTACGCGCAGTCCGTCACCGTTGTTCATATCATCATGGGTGATGTTATGGAAGTTCATTACACATCGCCATCCTTGCGATGCAGGGACTTTTCAGCCGTAAAGCCCTCTGGGTAACGGGCTTTCAGCTTGTCGATGTTAAGCTGCATGACTTCATCCATCGTGAAGTCCAACGCGAAACACGCTTCCGCAATCATCCACAGGCAGTCACCCAGTTCCTTCTTGACATGCTCCTTGTCAAAGGGATGCCCCTGATACACCTTCTGCATGATACCCGCCACTTCGCCAGCTTCGGAAGTCAGACCGAAAACAGCGTGGCGCAGCATATCTTCCTTCTGGTCATAAGGGATACTGCAAGTGCGGATAGCAAGGTTCTGATACTCATTACCGTTCATGTTTGTGTTCCTCCTTCATGTAGTTACGTAATTGAGCGGTTGCTACTACCCCAGCGATAAAGCCCAGCAGCAGGACAACCGTGTAGAAAATCAGAAGAACCACTACGGCTATCATAAGCTTCATAGTTGTTTCCTCCTTTAGATGCCAAAGATACGCGATGCCATCATGTCAGCGGTATGGGTAAACAGGACGTTGTTGCAGCTTTCAATGGCAGCACCAACATTGTTCCATACGCTCTCACCCTCATAGGCTCCCATGTGCCAGCGGATGCACAGCATTTCTTCCCCGGTCAGGTCAATGCACTTCTGCGCGATGATAACGGACTTATCGCCATGACCTGTCAGAATGAGGTTCTTGCGGTACTCAAAGGAACCGTCAGGCTTGCGGTCATACTGGTCACACTTACACAGGTCATGCAACATACCTACGATGTAGGGACTACGCTTGTGTTCCCATTTCAGACCCAGCTTGCGGGTCAGCATCAGCAGGGACTCCGTTACCAGCAGGCTATGGTCGAACAAGCCGCCAGGGTAGTTACCGTGATACTTCGTGGACGCAGGAGCGTCAAAGAACCCCAGGGACAGCAGGTTATCACGCAGGATTGCTACCTGCTCAAAGGGCATTACTTCACCCATGATGGATGTAAACCGGGCAACGCGGTCTTTCTTCTTGATATTGCTCATATAGCACTCTCCGTTTCTTTCAGAACTTAATTCAGAATAGAAGCATTGGAGAGGTTGAGTATAGAACTCTCCCTCTCCGCAGCTTAGTTGAGGGGTTAGCCCAGGATGGAGTTCAGGTCAAACTTCTTATCCTTCTTGGCAGGGGCAGCGGTAGTCTTTGCCGCAGGAGCGGACTTCTCAACAGCAGGGGTGTCAAAACCGTCAGCGGGTTCCTTATTGCCCAGGCGTACAAAATCCAGATACTTGCCGGGAGTGCGGTTGCTCTCAACCTTCTCATGGTCAACTTCACAGCGGATGTAACAGCCAACCAAATCCTCATGGTCAATTTCCGTCAGACCATAATCGTTGAGCGCAGTCTTAGCGAAATAGGAGAACGCGTTCAGACCGCCCTGGTTGGGTTCGCCGTCCTTGTTCAGCAGGGAGAAGCGTTCAGTGTGCTTCTGTCCAGCCGCGTTCTGCATGGTGACTTCCATCTTGCCAAAGTCCTCCTTGTACTTGACTTCGGTAATCAGGAAAACGTGAATACCCTTCGGGATAAGGGAAAAACCATCAGTCAGACCAATCTTAGCCATTGTAATTTCCTCCTTGAGAACGCCGTTTGGCGTTGTTATTGTGATTAGAATATTTGCTCTTGTAGGCGCAGGACACGTTGACGTAGACCATAACGCCGATATACAGTGCCATTTCCACAAACAGGGTGGTCAGTACACCGAAAACGAATGGGTTAATGTACATGGTTACTCCTTCTCTTTGAGTGTAAGACGATAGGTAACAGTTTCAGCAGTCTTGTACTTATCCAGTACGCCGTCCTTCTTCATCGCAGCTTCATCAATCTTCTTGGTGACACTGCGGGAAGTAACCCAGTTATACTTGGAACCCTCCATGATGACCTGCTTATCGCCATCGCGGAACTTCGCGGTACAGGCTTCCTTGATAAGGTCTTTGAGGGTTTTCAGCCGCTTTTCATCAGCGGCGGTTTCCTCTGCAACCTTGTCCAGTTTCGCCTGCAACTGCTCCGCTTCGGCAATCATCGCATCAAGGTCACTGTCCGGGGACAGGTTGTTTGCGCGGAGAACCTTGAGGATTTCAGCGTCCTTCTTCTCGTCATACTTCGGAGAAACGCCGCCCTCCACGTGTTCCTTCCACCACTTCTCCACCTTCTTGATGGTCTTAGCCATGTTCGGGTAACGCTCCGATACCTTGAAAGAACGCTCAAAGGTATTGTCCGGGGTTACAATGAACGCTTCGGGGTTCTGGTAGTCCTTGTCCTCAAGGACAGTACAGACCATGATAACGTCATCCACACCCAGCAACCAGGCGTACAGTGCAGCCTGCAAAGCGTAGTATTCAGGAATATCCTCAAGCCAGTCCTCACTGCGCTTCGTGGTTTTCATCTCAAGCACCGTGGTAGGCTTGCCGTTCTTATCGGTGAACAGGTAGTCCCACATGCCGCCGAAAATGGGTTCATCCTTGAAGAAATCGCCCCAGGTTTTCTTGAAGTAGTCCGCTCCGTACACATCGGTAGGAGTGGTCAGATTCTTCCAGAAATACTTCTCCTTCATGTAGTCAGCCTGCTTCGGTTCGATTGCCTTACCAGCCAGGGTGTAGATGGTATCCTCAAAAGGTTCCTCATAGGTACGGGTGATAGCACACCAGGCATTGAACGGGGTAGTCCACGCGTTCAGACCCATAATAGCGGCGAAACGTGTACCCGTACACTTCTTAGGCTTCGCCGGGGGTGTGATAGAAATGGTGTTATTCTCATTCCACTTCATAGAATTGTCCTCCTTATCTTAGTAGACGAACTTACGCCAGTTCAGGGAAAAGAAACTCTGCTTGTCAGCACCCTTGCGGTTGATATGCTGATAACCAGCACGTTGCATGTTGGCACGTGCGATACTGCGTTTAAGCTTTCTCATGCTTCGCTTCCTCCAATTCCACAGCCTTGTCCAGATACCAACGTGCTTTCTTAATATCCTCAAGACCGTTCTTTCTCTTGTGACGGTAGAGATACTTGAGTGCATTGCAAATGCAGAAGTCAATGGTGGACTCCACGCCCTGCGTTTCTACCATCACATCAATGCACTCAAACTTACCCGTTTCGTAGTGTGCCGGGTGGTTTACCATGTCAGGCATGGGTTACGCTCCATACTGGGAGATGATTTCCGCAATGTTCTTGCAGAGTTCAGCACAGGCAGACGCAGCGATGTTGGTAAAGCCATCGGTTTTTAGGGCAATCTGCTGTACAAATTCCTCCTGTTCCTCGTCCTTGTCCATCAGGTCACGGCACAGGGTCTTGAGTTCGGCAATCTGTTCCTCAGAAGCAGCACCGTCAGCACCAGTCAGTTCCTTCTTGGCTTCCTCACGCTCTGCGGTAGTAGCCGGGGCTTTCTTCTCCTTCTTGCCCTTCTTAGTGGCAGGAGCAGCGGCAGCGGCTTCCTCTGCGAACTCGTTAGGTTCATCGGTGTTGTCATCGGAACCCAGAGTAGCGTCTACATCATCAGGCTCCGTAATATCCAACACAGCCATCCACAGATAGCGGCGCAGGTAGGTGATAGAGGAACCCAACGCCTGCATGGGGTTGGTAACTTCCTTGCCCTGGTTGCTGATAATGGGCTTGACCTCACGGTAGGGAACCACAAAGACCAGAGGGGCTTCTTCCAGATTGTCCACGTTGTAGACATTCATCATCGCCATCTCATTAGTGAACTGGATACTGGTAGTCAGACCCACACGGGCAAAGATACGGAGTGCCGGGGGAACAATGTCCTCCAACTCAAAATACTTGAACTCAAGGTGCATGTTCTTACCAGACTTCTGCACCTTCTGGTTCAGGAAATACAGACGCGCCTTTGCAAGCTTCTGACGCACATTCATGCTTTCATAGATATTAGCCATTGCTATAATCCTCCTTTAGAGATTTTCTAATAGTGCCATCGTCTTTTTCTTGATGGTGTTGATTTTGCGGGTATTCTTGCGCGGGGGCTTTACGCCCAGGAAGTCATTGATGTACTTCTGTGCCTGCTTCAAATACCACTTGCGGTCAACCACTTCAATAGACAAGTGGTTGTTGTTATCCACGATGCAGTGTTTAGGCAGACTGGGAACTTTGGAGTCCGCGCCCGTCACCGCATGGGTCTTGTAGAGAGTGCCACAGTTCAGGTCATCCGTAGCGTAGACCCGGTTGACCTTCTGGACAGGGATTTTTTCATCCCCTACCATCTGGAAGCAGGTGGAGTATTTACCGCCTACTTTGGAAATCAACTGGAAGTCCAGAATGTTGTCACTGGCAGCAATGGTATCTTCCGGGGGTGTGCCATCCACAAAGAACTGCTGGATAGCCCTTGCAATCACCACGGCATTGTTGTTGATGTTGAACGCGCCGCCGTTCATGTTATCCCATGCCGGGAGTCCCATTTCCGTAAAGTCCATGTTGGCGTTGGTCAGGATACCTCTTACAAGCTGACCGCCCTTGACCTTCGGCTTGCCGCCACCTACCGGGATTTCCACGTAGTTGTTTACGTCCTTCTGGACAATCTTCTGGATGAAATCTTCTTCCAGTTCAAACCCTGTCCTGTCCTGCCACTCCTGGGTAATCTCCTGCCACTTGGCTTCATCGGAGTTGTCGAAACTCACCATGATACCGTCTGTGTTAAGCTGGATAATTTTCAGAGTAGGACACTCACGGATAAGGTGTACGGACAGTTCCAGCAGAAGCAACTGTCCAGTGATGCACACTGACCGCCCCATCAGCGGGTCATAGAGGTCATTGTAGGCAACGCCGTTCTTGCCGTTCAGCATCGTACCGTAGGTGGTATTCAGTACCAGCTTGAGCGCGTTTGCCGTGTCCTTGTCACCAGACTTCTTAGCCTTAACTCTGTCCTCAAGGGTCTGTACAAAGACCTCAGGAGAAGGAATGTTACGGCTACAAAATCCGTACTTCTGACCCTTTGACAACGGTATGGTCATCAGGTGCGGGTAGTAGCTTGCCACGTCCTTATTGCGAATGGAGCGGGTGTCCGTGGCTTCTTCGGTATAGGTGGGAATTGCACCGTGGATACCGCCGTAGGCGATGGTGCAGGGACACTCACCAACCATGATTTCAAGGCTTGCGCCTTTAATCTTTTTGCCGTGTTCGTCATAACCTCCGAAAAGGTCAATGTCCTTCACAGCGGGGTCATGCAGGCGGTCAAAGAAGTCAAAGACCTCCTGCGGGATGTACTCACGCAGCAGCTTGTCCGGGTACTGATAGTTCCGTTCATCTGCCCACGGGGTACTGGGCTTCTGGGCTTGCAGGTACACAGAGGTCAGCTTCGCGTTGGTCATGTACATAGCCTTGCGTTCATCCAACCCTCTGACTCTGCCCAGAGTAGCCTTGTTCTTGAGGTAATTCACCCTGATTTTGTAGAGGATTTCAGTAGCGTCCACGTCATACTTACAGTAGGCAATGGTCTGTGCCAGTTCCTCTTGGGTTAGGCGGCGAGTGATGTT